GGTTAAACCCCCTCTTTTACTTTAATTTCATCATCTTCCATATATAACTCGTAATTGTTTGCGAGTTTAATAGTTTGACGAAGAACCTCTTCAGAGATAAAGTCTTCGATTTTCTCTTGGATTGCTCGTTTAATAGGTCGTGCCCCATATTTTTCATCGAAACCAACATCCGCCAACATATCACGAATCTCTCCATTAATTTGGATATGGTAACCCATTTTATCTAAACGTGATATTAACTTATCCAATTCAATATCGACGATTTTACGAACCTCAACCTCTTTAAGTGGATTGAATATGATTACCTCATCCAATCGATTTAAGAATTCAGGTGTAAAGTGATTTTTCAATTCTTTCTGTAGAAGTGCTTTTTTAAGTTCCTCATCACCTGACATTCGTGATGTAGTATCAAATCCAACCCCACCTCCAAAATCTTGAAGTTTTTTCACACCTAAGTTAGATGTCATAATAATCAAACAATTCTTAAAGTTAATTTTACGACCAAAACTATCTGTAAGGTGACCATCATCCATCATTTGTAATAAAAGTGAGAAGATGTCTTTATTGGCCTTTTCAATCTCATCAAACAATACTACCGAGTAAGGTTTGTTCTTTACTGCTTCAGTAAGTTGCCCCCCTTGGTCGTGTCCAACATATCCTGGAGGAGAACCAATCAATCTTGACATTGTGTACTTCTCTTGGTATTCAGACATATCCATTCGGATAAGTGCTTCTTCATCACCAAAAATCTCTTTTGCCAATTGTTTAGCTAAGTGAGTTTTACCGACACCTGTTGAACCTAAGAAGATGAAAGAACCGATTGGTCGGTTAGGGTCTTTGATACCAATACGGTTTCTGCGGATAGCTTTCGAAATCTTTTTAACCGCTTGCTCTTGACCTATTACCGAACTATTTAAACTATCTTCTAGATTTAAAAGTCCTTCCATATCATTCTGATTTAACTTAGAGATTGGAATTCTGGTCATATTAGCAACAACCTCATATACCATATCTTCAGTGATTAGTTTACGGTCTTCATTTTGTTTTTCTTCAAAGTCTGACTTAACTTTTTCTAATTCTTTAAGAATTTTCTTTTCCTTATCTCTAAGTTGTGCTGCTTGTTCGTAGTTCTGTTGTTTTACCACATCAATCTTTTGTTGTTTGATGTCTAACGCCTTCTGTTTTAGATTCTCAATTTCTTCAGGTAATTTTATAGATATTTGACTACTAGCTCCAACCTCATCCATAATATCAATTGCCTTATCAGGAAATTCACGGTTAGTGATGTAACGTTTAGCTAATTGTACACAAGCCTCTAACGATTCATCACTATAATTTACTTTATGATGTGACTCATATCGAGTTTTAAGGTTCTGAAGGATAACCATAGTCTCTTCAGGAGTTGCCCCATCTACCATTACTTTTTGGAAACGACGCTCCAATGCTCCATCTTTTTCGATGTTTTCACGATACTCATCTAATGTTGTTGCTCCAATACATTGGAGTTCACCTCGAGCAAGTGCGGGTTTAAAGATATTAGAGGCATCTAACGAACCTGATGAATTACCAGCTCCGATGATGGTGTGAATCTCATCAATAAAAACAATTATATTTGGGTTGTCATGAAGTTCATCTAAAATTACTTTTAGACGTTCTTCAAATTGACCTCGATACTTAGTTCCAGCAACAATGGAAGTCATATCTAAAGATACTATTCTCTTATCACACAAGTTACGAGGACAATCACCCTCAAAGATTTTCATAGCTAATCCTTCAACAATTGCGGTTTTACCACAACCAGGTTCTCCAACTATAATCGGATTATTCTTCTTTCTACGAGAAAGGGTTTGTGCAATTCTTTGGATTTCTCTCTCCCGTCCAACGACAGGGTCTAACTTACCTAACTCAGCTAATTTAATAAGGTCACGTGAGAAATTATCCAATACTGGTGTACTTGAATTACTAATTTCTTTTTTACGTGGTTTGTCATTTGGGTCTATTGAATCAATCATATTTAAGTTTTTTTACTTGGACAAATATATAACAATTATTATACAAAAAACATCATAAGACAAATTGTCATTTTATTTTTATTGGTCTGACAAAATGTCATAATAGGGGGTTTATTCCCCATTTGGTACATTTTTCGCTTATATGTTAATACAAATGTAATAAAATTTTTAAAAAAGAAACTATGTTTTACAAAAGAAGTATTCTTGACGCGTTATTTAACGACATGGAATCTATGATGGGTAATTTTCAACCAACCTATTATAAGATTTCACCAAATGGGTTTGTAATGTCTTACAAATCCAAAGTAGAGGACAAAGAAATCTCAAATTTAAAAGAAGATTTAGAGATTGCGGTTGAAAAACAGAACTTTGAAGAGGCTGTTAATTTAAGGGACCAAATTAAATCACTTGAATCAAACGGTAAAAAAATTAATGAACTCCAAACTCAATTAAACGAAGCAATCCATAAACAGGATTTTGAAACGGCAATTGAATTGAGAGATGAAATTAAAAATTTAAAAGTTTAATACTAAAACCCTGAGAAATCGGGGTTTTTTTATATTTATTGTTATGAGAGAGTCATGGTTAGAATATATTGTTCGGTTTAATGGTACAGATGAAATTGAAAAAAGTTTCATCGGCCTGAGAAATGAATTAAAGAAACACAACTTCAAGGAAAAAGACTTAGCCAGAATGAGTGAAGGTCCAACATCTATATTTATTGCAAGGGAGATGGTTATTAATAATATTGACCGTTTAAGGAATGACTTAAAGACCTACGGACTATGGGACGAAAAAGTAAGAAATGATTTTGATAGTTACATTTCTAGAAAACTATCTAAATTAGAGAGTGAATATTCATTATAGTATGGGAATCAAAAGTGAAAAAATATCAGGAAAACAAATCATTAATGAAATTGAGTCTTCGAGTATAAAGAAAACTGTTTATCATATCGGTGATAAAACACTTATTGCCACATTTAACAACGGTGTAGAATATCTTTATAATGATGTTCCACACAATGTTTATACAAAATTCAGAATGGCCGAATCACAAGGAGCATTCTTCAATAAAGAGATTTCTAAGAAGTACAAATACAAAAAAGTAGAAAAGTAATACTTCTTTGTATTTATATGTGATGGAAAATTATAATAAAATACTTTCTAGCTTTTATATTCAGGACGAATTAAATCCTGATATTTGGACTAATCCCGATGACCCCAGTAAGTCAAGGATGATTTCAGAAGTAAGAAATGCATTATTAGAAATATCAGAAGAGTTTATTCAATTTTTAGGTATTGACATTTTTATCTCTGATATCACAATGACCGGCTCATTATCGAACTATAATTGGTCTGAATTCTCAGATGTCGATTTACACGTTATGTATAATTTTACAGAGTCAGGTAGTCAGAAAGAATTACACCAAGAACTTTTTAAATTAAAAAAGACATTATTTAATTCAACTCACGATATCTTAGTAAAAGGTTACGATGTTGAATTATATGTTCAGGACACCGAAGAAACCCATTTTTCTACTGGCGTTTACTCTGTTTTATATAATGAGTGGATTGTTGAACCAACACCTGAAAGTGTCACGATTGATGAGGATAAACTTAAATCTAAAGTAGACCAATGGATGGATATTATAGATTTGGTTATTGAAAATGCGGATGATGAAGATTTAGATACCGCTTTAGTAATGATTGATAGTGTTAAGGATAAACTTAAGAAGTTTAGAAGTTGTGGGTTAGAGAGAGAAGGTGAATATTCGTATGAGAATTTGGTATTTAAATTCTTAAGACGTAACGGATATATTCAAAAACTTTTTGATTTTACGAACGAATTAGTCGATAATAGATTATCACTAGAACAAAAAATTGCCGAATAAAATAACCAAAATAATAGAAAAAGTGAAAAATCTATTATTTGGGTATATTTATTAAGAAAAACTATTATGGCACAAGGATGCGACCCAACTACAGAATACAATGCCTTTTCAGGTGGCACTCCAACAATACACGCAGTATATACTAACTCATCAGGTGATGCGGTAGTACAATGTAATACGGTTAAAATTGGACCTGGTGGTTATAATAACTAAATTAAAAATATTAAAAAAAATATAAAATGGCAGATTTAAGACCTTTAGGTAGTGAAAAATTGAACGGTACGGATAAGTTAAGACGTATTATGGAGATTGCTCGTTACAACGAAGTTGACCGTTCTCAAGTTAATGAAAATTCTTCTGTAGACTACACAAGACAACTAGCCGACGGAAAATACTATTCAATCGTTAATGAAAAAAACGGTTATATCATTAAATCAGGTTTGAATGAATCAGAACTTGAGTATACTGATGCAATACAAAATAGAAGATATCATTCTTCTTATTCTAAAGCATTAAAAAGATTAAATTTAACAGCTAAAGAATTGAACTCACTCCACGAAAATGGAGAAGAAATTTCATTATTTGGAGAACAAAAGAAATTTGTTTTAAAAACCCCGAAACCTGAAGTGTCGGTAGATTCTGAAGAAGAAGTGTCTTTAGATTTACCTGAACCATCTGGTGAAGATATGTCTATGGACTTACCATCATCTGACGATTCAGAATTGGATTTAGATTTAGGTTTAGATACTCCTGAGGGTGAAGAAGATTTAGATTTTGATATGGAAGTATCTGATGAGTTACCAGTTGATGATGAAGAAATAACCATTAAAGCTATCCAAAAGCTAACCGGTAAACTTGGTCAAAAATTGAGAACTATTGACCAACAAGAAGGTTTAACTTCAGAAGATATAAAATATGTATTGAATTCGATTATCTCAGCAGTTGATTTAGATAAATTAACTGAGGAAGATAAAGAAGATATCTTAACAAATTTCGAAGAAGATGAAATTGACTATGGTGTTGATGATGAAGCAGATTTAGATGTTGATGCTGGTGACGAATTAGATTTAGGTATGGACCTTGATTTAGGTTTGGACGATGAAATGTCTGTAGAGGCTGGAGAATCTATGTATGGTGAAAGAGTAATGGATGAAATTTTTTCTGAATCTAAAATCGATAAAGTACTTTCAAAATATTTTGTAGTTAGCGATGAAGAAAAAACTTTGACAGAGTCAAACAACATTAAAAAATTCATCTCAGGAAAAATACAAAAAGTTACCATTAAAAAAGAAATGAAATCAATGTGTGAAACCGTTGAACAAGAAATGAGTGCTGACTTTTTATTGAAAGAAAATCAAAACATTAAATTTTTAGGTAAAACAAACAAAGGTAATTTAGTATTCAAAAACGAGGGACAACAGATAAAAGTTTCTCAGAATGGTGAAATACTATGAAACTAGTATATGTGAATGAGTTAGGACCCAACTATAAAGGGGACAATATATACGAATTCATATTTAGTGATATTGAAGATGTATGGGGTGAAGATTGGGATAAAGAACCTGCAAGTGGTAACCCAACTCCACCCCTTTTACATTTTATAAAAAAAGTTGGAGTTCTAAGAAATTCAGGTATACAATTAAACCTAATTCAGAATTCTGATTACTTCTCTGTTTATGACGCAACTGAAGATATTATTGCGTTAGCCTGGGAAGTTAGTGAAAGTGAAGCCGTAAACGACAGTGGACTAAATAGAATGGTTTTCCGTTATGGTGATACTGTTAAACAAGTGGAGGATAAAATATACGAAAGAGATATCGTATTAACATACGAAAAAACTATTGCACACAATGAATAATTCAAAAGTAGCCGTTTTATTAAACAAAGGTATCAAGTTCGAAACATTAAAAATGTTAAACGAAACTCAAATTAATATGTTATACACTAGCGTAGTTGGTGAACAGAACAATCTTACAAAGAAAATCCAAGGAGCCAAAGAAGAGCTAGCCGGTGTAGACCAAATGGTTAACAATCTTGCTGCAAAAATTGGTGAAGAAGATAATATTGAAGATGATAATGCGTTAGGTGATTTAGCGATGCAATCCGATACAGGTCAAGAAACACCTCACGATGAAAAAGATATGGCACCCGACGGTATGGATGACGATTCAGATAATAACCGTTCTGAGATGGGTGAATCAGAAATTAAAGAAAAATTTCGTTCTAAAGCACAACAAGGTTATTTCTTTGCTAAGTGTGAGGAAGAGGGTCCTAATTCAAAATGGTGTAAGATGGCTGATGAGTTTGCTGGTGACACTAAGAATTGGAAAAAATTACCTAAGAAAGTAAGTGAAAGTAAGATTAGACAAATTGAAGAATCTTTAATACATTTAGTACGTAAGTATATTCCTGAAACTATGACTAAAAAAGCATTATTAAATTTATTAGAACAACTACCCGGTACTAAAGAGGCTCCTGTTAAAACACCAACAAGAACCACACCCGAAAGAAAAACACCGTATAAGCCAAAACATAAACCAGCACCTAAAGCTGGTGACACTCAAACGGCACCTAAAGTTAAACCAGGTGTTGCACCTTCAGTACCTGAAAGAAAAACCCCATATCAACCGAAACATAAACCAGCACCTAAGGCTAAAAAAGAGTTACCGAGTTTTTTGAAATTCAACACTTTAAATATTAAATTCAGAGATGAGCAAGAGAATTAACGAAGCGCCGATAGATTACGGTACTGGTAGAGAAAGAATGGCTTCGGACATTCAAAAAAAGATTGAGGACAAGGATACTCCTTTATCTGATAATCCAGCGTTGGATATTGATATTGATGGTGACGGAGTAATTTCCTCATTTGAAGAGAAAATTGCATCTAAAAGGTTTCAGGATGTAGTTAATAAAGTAAAAGAATACACAGGTTTAACAGATATCTCAGGACAATCATCATTGATGCAATTACAGAGAATGTTAGCTCAGGCGGTTAATAAAGTTAAATCTATTGAGAATGAAAATGTAGAATATTTACAAAACTTAGCGGTTGACTTAGTAAAGAAAGAAATGTCTTTACCTGATGATGCATTCCAATTTGATGCCAAATTAAATACGGGTATGGGTCAGGTTGACACTTCCAAAATGAATAAACAATCTTCCGAACCTGAAGACGAGGATGTTATAAAACAATTTGGAGTTAAGTCTGATGAAGCTGAAGATGATTTAGATGATTTTATGGCGGCCTTTGAAACCTTTGATATGGAAAAGGCTAAGAGAAGGTTTATTAATTCATTAATACAGGGAGCCTCTAAAAAAGGACATTATATGTTTGCACTTGTTGAAGATGAATTAAATCGTTTAGACCCATCATTATTAAATCTTTATGGTGTGTTAATGTCTATTGCCGATTTAATGTATTGGATTGTACCTGATGAGGTTACACAAATGATGTCTGGTTCAGGAGAAGGAATTCAAGGTTCAGAAGAAGTGGATGACACTACTGACCCACCAACAATTAAAGCCGTTGGGTTATTTTTCCCAATATTGATACACGAACTATTAAAAGGTGTGTATGAAGTTATAGGAACACAGGGATTACCTGACGACCCTAAATCTGCAGAAATGGTTATGGCATCTCAGGATACGTTACCTTATGAAATTTGGGATTTAAGATTAGGTCCTGTTATTTGGGAGAAATTTATTGAATCTTATCCTGATGACTTATTTGAAGATGATTTAAGAGAAATACAGAATTATTTGTTCAGTCGTTTTTCTTCATTAACAACATCTGAGTTTTTTGAAGTCGCTAAGGAAATTATGAAAGGTTCAGAGAAGGGTAAAAAGATTGTTAAGAGGATGGTAGATGAAATCAACGAGGAATTACGTCAATATGACTATGAAGATGCGATGTCATCATCAGATGATGAGGAAGACAACGAAGGATTCAAAGATTTCCTAGGTGGTTTAGGAATTGATTTATCTTAATAATAGAGTAAATTATGATTCATGAGTATCTCAAAAGAAAAAGCACTAGTAGAATATGCGAAAATCATTAAGGACACACCTTATGCATTAAAGACTTACCTACAGACTTACGACAATACTCAATTACGATACGTTCCTTTAGAATTATTTCCAGACCAAGAACATTTAATTAACGATTACGACACCTATGAAGAAAACATAGCGTTAAAATATCGTCAAGCGGGTGTATCAACAGTTACCGCGGCTTGGGCATCTAAAAAATTAATCACAGCCAAAAAATCACAACCTGAAAAACTTCTAATCATTGCAAATAAATTGGATACTTCCATGGAATTTGCAAATAAGGTAAGAGCGTTTGTTGACCAATGGCCTGAATGGTTGGGTGTTAAATTTTCTCAAGAAAAAAATTCACAAAGACATTTTAAGTTATCTAACGGATGTGAGGTTAAAGCCGTTGCAACCTCTAAAGATGCTTTGCGTGGTTATACACCTACTATACTTATTTTTGATGAAGCAGCGTTTATCGATGCTGACGATGACTTTTGGTCTGCGTGTATGGCCTCTCTATCTACGGGTGGTAAGGTAATCGTAGTATCAACACCTAACGGATTTGATGCTATTTACTATTCAATTTACGAACAATCACTTCGAGGAATGAATGATTTCAAAATTACTGAAATGTATTGGTACCGAGACCCTCGTTATGCCAAAGACTTGCAACTTATAAAATGTAAGGATATTGTTCATTATATGTTAAATAGAGATGAATACGTTGATGATGATATCATTATACGATATGAGTCTATTGACCCAATGTTAAGAGATTTTGTGGAAATTAAAGAAAGGTTTAATGAAGGATATCGTCCTTACTCTTCTTGGTTTGAAAACATGGCTAAAAAGTTAAAATTTGATAGACGTAAAATAGCTCAGGAGCTTGAATGTAATTTCTTAGGTTCTGGTGATAGTGTCATCCCTAATGAAACTGTTGAGTCTATTAAAGAGAATTTTATTATCCCACCTGAAAATAAATTTATGGGTGGTGCAATGTGGCAATGGAAAGAACCTATTGAAAGTCATAAATATATTATGGGTATTGACGTTTCTCGTGGTGATAGTGAGGATTTCACAACATTCTGTATAATTGACTTTGACGAGAGAGAACAGGTGTTAGAATACTTAGGTAAGATTCCACCTGACGTTGCGGCTGAGATTGCATTTAAATGGGCAACTATGTATAACGCTTTTGTGGTTATTGATATCACTGGTGGTATGGGAGTTTCAACTGCAAGGAAATTAATGGAGTTGGGATATAAGAATTTATATATTGATGGTGTTAATGTTGCCGATAAGTGGAGATACAATGCAAATATAGTAGATAAAACACCGGGGTTAAACTTTAACACCAAGCGTGTTCAGATTATTGCATCATTTGAAGAAGCGTTAAGACATAGTTTCGCAGTTCGTTCATCTCGTTTGTTAAATGAGTTAAATACGTTTGTTTATGTTAACGGTAGACCTGACCACATGAAAGGTCAACATGATGATTTAATTATGGCAATGGCTATGGCGATTTATGTTGGTGAGAATTCATTCACTAATTTAGAAAAAGTTACTAACCAAACTAAGGCCATGGTAGATAGTTGGACAGTACAGGAAAGTGCGGTTAGAAACCCTATTAATGATTTCAACCCATCATTGAGCATGTATAACGGAGGAGATTATAATCAACAACGTAGTGGTGGTCAGGCGACAAAAAGTGACTATCAGAACTATTTATGGTTATTGGGCGGAAAAAAATAAAGGATACAGATATTCAAATAATATATTACTATTTATATAAAAACTTATAATGGCACAGAATAATTACACAGTATGGCAAAGATTAAGTAAAGTCTTTGGTCCCAATTCAACTTTGGACCAGCAACCGCCTGTCTATAAGTTTGATAAGAAAGAACTTCTAAAGACTAAAGATAAAAGTGAGTTTGAAAGAGAAAAACTTCAAGCACAACAAACACTTTATTTGGGCGCACAATGGCAAAAGGTTGAGAATAACCTTTACACTCAAGCCGTATATTATGAACCAACAAGATTAGCTGCATTTTACGATTACGAGAGTATGGAATTTACTCCTGAGATATCTGCAGCATTAGACATTTATTCAGAAGAATCTACAACAACAAACGAAGATGGACATATTTTACAAATTTACTCAGAGAGCAAACGAATTAAATCGATACTTGGTGACTTATTCAACAATAGACTTGATATCAATACTAATTTACCTATGTGGACAAGGAATACTTGTAAGTATGGGGACAATTTTGTTTACTTAAAACTTGACCCTGAAAAGGGTATAATGGGAGGACAACAACTTCCAAACATAGAAATTGAAAGATTGGAGAGAGGTATGAAATCTACTCCATCACAATATGGTATCAATACTCCAACAACAGAATCTGATGAGTCGTTAAAATTCAAATGGAAGGTTAAAGACTTAGAGTTTAATACTTGGGAAATGGCACACTTTAGATTATTAGGTGATGACCGTAAACTTCCTTATGGTACTTCTATGTTAGAAAAAGCCAGAAGAATTTGGAAACAACTTATTCTTTCTGAAGATGCGATGTTAATATATAGAACATCAAGAGCACCTGAAAGAAGAGTGTTTAAAGTCTTCGTAGGTAATATGGATGACAAAGATGTTGAACCGTATGTACAACGTGTTGCCAATAAATTCAAACGTGACCAAGTTGCTGACCCTCAAACGGGTAATGTAGATTTACGTATGAATCAAATGGCGGTTGACCAGGATTACTTTATTCCTGTTAGAGACCCTAACGCACCTAATCCAATAGATACCCTACCTGGGGCTACTAATCTATCTGAAATTGCAGATATTGAGTATATCCAAAAGAAACTATTGACGGCACTTCGTGTTCCTAAGGCATTCTTAGGTTTTGAAGAGGTTACAGGTGAAGGAAAAAACTTAGCATTACAGGATATTCGTTTTGCTCGTACAATCAATAGAATTCAAAAATCTATGATTCAGGAGTTAAATAAAATTGCAGTTATCCATTTATATATTTTAGGATTTGAAGATGAGTTAGATAACTTTACATTGGGATT